TCTTTTTAATGCCTCTTCGTTTTTCCAAAAGTCTTGTTGGTTTGTTATGTTTAAATCTCCAGCTATTTCTACAACAGCATTTTCAAGCCCAGTAGGAAAGTTTGCTATATCATCTTGAAGTGAGATTAATCTCTCAGCGTTAGACTCTAATGTATCTTGTTTTCTATCTACAGTAGAAGTAAACCTTTTTATTTCATATGATACATCGTCTAACTTACTTTTAGCTTTCTTTTCAAGTACATCTTGAATCTGCTCTTCGCTCCACATGTTGCCAGCACCTAGATCTTTTATTTCATCTCTCAAGTTAGAGTTAAAAGCCTCTTCTGTTCTCTCTCTAAGAGCCGTGTTGGATATATTGTTCATTATGCCAGCTCTTTCGTCTTCACTTAGTTCAAGGTTATTTATTATGTCCTTAAATCTATCATCATTATACAATGCGTCGTATGTGCTTGATTTTTCCTTTTTTCTACCTATAGCCGGAACAGCGCTTATAGGCGCTGTAACATTTCCATTTTCATCTTTATTTAACAACCCTCTTTTTAAAGCTTCTTCTTCGGTGATAGATTCGGTTGGGTTACCTTTTCTATCTAGCAATGTCCATTCATCAAGATACTTTTCAAAGTAGTTTGCGTTTTCATCCCATAAGGGTTTACCGTATCCCGTTTTACTAGCAAGTGCATCGTCCATAAAATCTTTATTAAACTCTTCTACGTTACCTCCGTAGTATTGTTCAATAAATCTTTCTGTTGCTAAACTTTTTCTAGCGTTTTTATCAGCCTCTATAGCTGCACTGAAATTATGTTTATTGTTATATATACCAAACTCTCCATCTTCATCAAATTTCTCCCTGTCGTCTCCCATTAAAGCTAGGTAGTTGTTTATTTCCTCCTCACTAAGTTCTCCAAATGTATCATTATTAATATAGTCACTATAAAACCAACCTCCCTTGAGACCATCTCCCTCGTAGTCACTGGAAGTCTGTATTGACCCCCATATATGTAACACCTCATCAAGAGGCTTGTTTTCTATATTAAGTTTTTTAGCGTATTCTTTTAAAGAACTAGTAGTGTTATTTATGTCTGTGTTTATTTCTTTTAATTGATCTTCTGAAACCTCAGCAGTTTCTAGAAACATCATAACTCCATCGTTCTTATATCCAGCGTCTTGATTAGCGTTGTTATCAACCCACTCTTTTATTTTATCCACGTACTCATTGTACCGCTCTGGGCTTTCTTTTTTTAAATACTGTAACCTTTCGTGATCTATTATATACTCACTTTTACCGTCTATAGTTTTTAGTTTTGTAGCATCATAATCGCCTATTATCTCTTCTGGTATAATTCCCCAATCAGTAAGGTTATCACTTATTGTTTCAGCCGCCTCTTCTTCTTCACCAAGAAACAGTTCGTCAGTAAATACGTTGTCTCTAGTTTTTTCCCACGCTGGATTTAAAGTGCTCTGAGCTAGTTCATTTCTTTTTTGCTCTTTTTCTTTTTCAGATAGTTCGTCTATCATTGATGACGATTGCGGTGCTGCTACTCCAGCTTTAATTGTCGCTAAATCTACATCTTCGTTTTTTACCCATTCCCACGTTTCTTCACCACCAGCGTCAACGCCAGTTTTAGTCCACGTTTTGCCATGCGAAAAATCACTTTCATCTTCAGCTCCAGCTCGAAACTGTGAGTCCGATAAAGTATCTTCCGAGGTTGATTCCGTATTTTCTTGTTGATTGTTTTGGGGCGGATTTGCCCCTTGATCCTTTCCCGGCTCATCAGTTATTAATTCAGCCGTAAGGTTTTTTTCTGTTAGTCTTTGTTGAAATGTGTTGTTAGCATTCTCATCGCTCTCATCGAACTCGACAATCCTACCATCTGATAGTTTGTATTTTCCCATACTGTTTCGTTAGTTACCCGTTAATAAAATGGTGTTATATTTGGTCTGGTGATATAGTTTTATTTAATTCATTTTCTCTTTGATCCATTAATAATATTAATCTATCTATATTTTTTCTAGCTAAACTACCCTCTGGTTGTTGACCATATGTACTAGCTAATATATCTCTAGCATTTTCAAGCTCAGCTACGTTCATATTTTTAATAGGTTTACTGTTTTCTTTTCTGTTACCAAACTTATCAAATTCATTTATTGCTCCGCCAGCTGGAAGTTCTAAATCAGTTGTAATACTTTCCTCGCTAAGGCCTCCTATTAATTTATTAACATCACTAACTTGAGAATTTAGTTCAGATAAGTGCCTTTTATTTCTTAGTTGTGATTTTTCCCAGTTCTTTTCGGTATGTATAGTAAAGTATTCTGTTAAATATTCTTTAGCAAGATCGTTGTCATTTATAAGTGCGTCAGCTATAGCTGTAGCATCATCATCTGATATGAATTCAACGCCATCTCCATCACTATCTGGATCTACATTTTGTATATGACTAACATCAACGCCAAGATCTTCATATGAACCTTCCTTTAAAGATGATATTAAATCATCTCTAAAAACTCTACCAGGTATAAACTTATCTGATAACGCCATTGATTTAACTGAACCTTGGTTAACTATATTAGCCACCTTACCTCTTTCAGCTTCGTAATCAAAATCTACATAGTTATAGGGATCTGACTCTTCTGCTGATTTTAATGTATTATCAATGTAGGCATCAAATACATTTTTAGAACCCTTATCAAAAGTAAACTCTTGATTAAGTCTATTTAAATCTCCTTCTGAATAATATACTGTTTGACCGTCTTGTTCTGTAGCTAATTTATATTGACCATCTATCCAAGCCCACTTACCATTTTTAGCAGCATCAGCAATAGCTTGCGCTTCAGGGCTATTTTTAAAATGATTTTCTAAACCATCGGTGTCGTTATCACCTGAGGTAGCTAAATCAGTTATAGCACCTTCTAAAGCTTCTTGTTGAGCTTTCATATCACCCATGTGTCTCATTATCTTAGCTCTACCGGCGCTGTCTCCCCACATATAATCAGCTTTCATTTCCATTAAATCGTCTACCCTCTGATCAAAGTTAGCGTCGTTTAAACCAGGTTGTCTGTTCATTTCCCACTCAATAAACTCATTGAATGAATCTCTTCTTTTGCCTAGTTCTTTAGCCACGGGCTTAGCTATAGTATCAGCTATTTTAGTCATACCCTTAGCTGCAGCTAAATCAGCTTGACCTGAACCAGCCGCTGCATAAGCGCCTTTAATTAAATTTGCATCACTTGCCATATTATCTTATTTTATATTATTACGCTCCTGGTGTACCAAAGCCAAATGTACCATCACTTCCTGCGAATGAAGCGGCATTACTTATGCCACCAGATATAGCATCCCACTTAGCCTTGTTTGCTGCTTGGGCTTGTTGTTGATACGAGGCCGTCTCCTGTTGTGACATTCCCAATAAAGTGCCTGTCTTGTCCATTTCTCTTTGTTGAGCTGTTTGTTCACCAGTGGCTTTTAATTGATCTACATTAGCTTGACCACGTCTTTCCATTTCTTGTATCCTACCAGCCTGCGTTGCTGCTTGTCTTTGGTTTGCAGTTTCTTGTTGGCCTATACTAGCCGATTGTCTTTGTGCTGCTATTTGACCTTGGTTAGCTAACGATTGAGCTAACGACGCTATACCAGATCCTCCAGCCGCTCCCCTAAAGTTACTCATTATATTAGCTTGCTGTCTCTCAAAAGAATCTCTTTCGAACTGTGCTTGCTGTTGATTAACCGTCAAGTCTTCAGAAGTGTTTTCCATGTTAACATATTGGTTCTGTAGATTAGCGAAAGGATTACTAGTATCAAGATTTTTGTACATCTCTTTCATTCTGTTCATTTCCTTCCTAGCTTTCTGTTCTTTTCTTTCTGCTATACGTTTTTGTTTACCCGCGCTAATTGCTCCCATGGCTCCACTAAGTAATGATGCTCCAGCTCCAATAGCTAATAACGGTACAAACTTATTTGGACTTTCTGATTTACTTGATTTGAATTTTATATTTGACATACTGTTTGTTTTACTATTATAGTTACATTTTTTGTTAACTATTTACTAGATTCAACTGTTTCTAATGATACCGCAAAAAGTTCTGCTTTTTTTGGAGAATTATTTTGAAACGTTATACTACTATAATAACCTTTAACTGAACCTAATTCTGATTTATTATTTTTAACAAAAAATATAAAATCATTTTCACTAGGAGGAACTATAGTTGTATTTGAAGGCTCTTCAGTTGTTATAGTAAAAGTAGGAGTACCATCGTTTGATATACCCTTTGTGATTGTAGAGACGTGACCAATAAAAACGTGAGTTGATATTCCTGTCTGTAGCTCAGACTCTGAGGTCATATATTGATTATTCCATTGATTTTGAACGTTAGCCACATAATAAACTAAGTCATTAATATCTACAGATATATTGTCCGTACCCCCATTAAATTGTAAAATTACCATATTATTATTTTATTAATTAAATAAACTATCTATATCAAAATTTAAAACTTGATCTCTTCTGCCCCAAGAAGTTACCTTTATTTTAAAATACAAATGAATTGTCGTGTTAGGTAGAGCGCTAGTACTTAGACCGCAAATATACATTCTATATGTATTATTAAAAGCATCCGTAATAGGCATTGTAAATCCACCGTTTATATCTTCTCTTGGGTTTTCAATATCAGGAGGATTAGAAAATGTTGTAAAATTACTACCTCTAGTAAGCGTTAAGTCCACGTCTAACACTGAAGAATTATAATTTTTATTATAATTTAATTTAGTTTTTGATATGCCGTATGAGCTAGATTCAGCTTTACCAACTATAAAAGCCTCTTGGTCAATACCAGCACCAGCAGAGGTAGCAACGCCGTTAACATGCGTTATAGTGGTACTTCCACCAACGTTATAATTTATCGTCAATATTGGGTCGTGAAACTGTCTTATCACACAACTAGACTTCGTTGGTAGTTCTGAATAATTTTCTTTAATTAAATTTACAGTAAAAATCTTTTCTCTTTCAAAAAGAACAGAAGTTCCAGTAGAAGAAAGCGTCACGTTTCCAGTAGCGGTTATTTGACCGAATTTCTCATTAACTATAGTTTCGACAGATATGTTACTACTTTTTAATATAGATGGAGATTTTATTCTATCACCGACTTTAACACCTCTTATACTTTGTAACCTCATTGCTTTAGTACTACTACTAGTGTGAGTATTTTGAGTGCTTTTAACTAGAGATGATGGTAGTGAATATGTGATAACTTTTTTTCCGCTTCTATCTAAAGTGCCCTCAATAACTTTAAAGTCAAGTTGACCTTGGAAATTAATTTCTTTATTCCATTGGCCAGGCTTTAGTATAGACACATCACTAGCGTGGTCTATTGTATTGTCAGTATTTAATTGGCTCTCATTTATGGCTATAGCATATTTAGCTCCTTTATCTCCATTTACTGTAATCTTAATTCTACCTCCAGTATTTTTAATTGTACTCTTAGAAACCTTTAAACCTGTTATTATAGGTGTTCTACTCCAAGTTTCATTAAATTTTACAGCTTCGTACTCAAAAGAAATATCCGGCGTTATGCCGTCTCCTACGTTTTTATATTTTAATATGTATACGCATTCAATAACTTTATTTTTACTTTTCTTTTCAGTGTGTTTAACTAAAAATACATTATTAGAATTAGAAACTAAAGTAGGTAAAGTTGAAAAGTACTTACCATCCTCAGCTTTAAAAGTAACTTTAGATAAACTTTTAGTTGTACCAACGGGCACTTTACTAATTTGCAAAGAATACCTAGTTGAATCAACATTAGCTCCATCAACTATTTCCTGATGAGTATAGGGTTTTCTTAAAAGTTTTATGTCTTTTTTAGCCATCGTTGTTAAAGTTTCATTGTTAAATTATATTAATCCGTAATATCAAATGGATCAAGAATAACTGTTACACCACTATCATTATCTTCACTGTTTTCATCTACGACTACATCAACGTTAGTATCATTAAAAGTAGTATTACCGGTATCACCAACGTTAGTATCTCCGGTGTTATCGTCTTCCGGTGGGTGGTTTAATACCCTAGTCCACTTAGGAACTCCATCAAAGTCTATGTGAACAACACCGTTTCCAGTTTCATACCAAGCACCACCGTCTGCTAAGCTAGTGTTTATAGTTATACCATAAGTTGGGTTTGTTACCACGTTGTTTATTGTGTCAAAGTTTAAGTAGCCTGCGGCCTGCACATCTTTGAATATCACAAAAACGTCTATTGTGTTATTTTGCAATCCCTGCGGACCCGCGCCTGGCACGTACTCAAAGCCAATGGTATCAAACATTATTACCTTTTCAACAACTGGATTCCATTGGTTAGTAGACGATTGTGCTTGATCAACATAAACAACATTTGTTTCAGGATTAAACCACTCGCCTTGAGCTGTTTCTATTTGTTGGTACCAATAACCATCTATAGTAATACCATCAGTTGCTTCCCACGTTAATACCTCTGCGTCACCCTGAGGTACTAAACCTTCTATTTCACCAGTAGCGTTATTGGTTCCACCATACTCAGTAATATAATCTTGAAGAGATTGGTCTCCATATAATTCTGTTTGTGCTTGAGTAAACACTTTGTAGCTCCTATTGGCTGTTCCATTTAAAACGTTTCCATCGTTGTCATACTGATAACCCAACTCATAAGAGGAACCCATCCATCCACCTGGCACATCATAAGGAGTATCGTTCAAAGTTGAAATAGCGCTTCCATACAAAAGCATACCTTGACCTATACCTGGTTGGTACTCTGTGTGGTAAAGAGGATTTCCCTGGCTAACATTCTGTGGATAAGTATTTGTGGCCCAAGTTTTATTTAATGCCCCACTATAACCACTTATAGAAATATCTCTTATGCAAACAGAGTAGTATCCCCAGTCTCCATTTTCCCCTTCTTGATATTCACCATTTTGTACTGATATTTCCAACTTAACAGCTCTAGCTAAAACATTCGGGTTTAAATAAGATTGAGTGTCACCATTTTGAACTAATTGACCACTGGAGCTTATAAACGCATTACCAGCTGTTACAGGTAGTATTAAACTTGTACTAGAGTTGTTTGTGAATTCATCTTTAAACCAGTTTTTTACATGTAAATTTGTTAGTGACATATCTTATATTTTAATTTATTATCCTTGTGTTATTAGTCGTTGTAATCAACGTCTTCCTCCGTTGCCTCTGAATCACCAGGGTAGTTTCTGACTTGAAGTTGTAAGTTACCATCGCCAATGTATAAGCAATTACATGTGTCACATTCCACAGCTTCACCGGTGCTTATCTCACTATCAGTGATAATATTTGCAGGTGTCCATGTTATTGCGAAAGAAGGAAATGCTGGGTTCTCCCAGTCTTCTTGACTCATTATTTCGTAACTTTGGTTATATTGAGTATTAGCTGGAGGGGAAAGTGCTATAGGCTCTCCTTGTGGGTAATCATCTGTAATCTCACCAACTCCACCTGCTGTATTACCTGGCCCGGCGTAGTTCAACGCCGTGGGGTCCATGCAGCCATAAACCCAGTAATCACACTCTCCATCATAACTACTGTAATTACCAAATAGAACTTCGTCATTTGAGTATAGCACTAATTGTAAGGTGCTAACTGGATTAAAACCTGGAGCATCAGTGTTTGCGAATGGGTTGTAGTTTATTGCACCTGGTTCCATGCAGCCATAGTAAAATGGTATACATTCACCAGGTGTGTTTGCATTTGAATCAAAATTAAACATAGTATCGTCCATACAACCAACAATAGTATCTGAACATGGAGTTGAATCACAGTCTATAACTGTGTAGTTTATTGGTAAGCCGTTGATCCACTCTTGATCGTAATTAAATGCATCTACATTAGTACAACCACATATAGAATACTGACATAAAGTTGGGTCATATACGCCATTAGTTTGCTGACTATTTGCGTTAGGATTATAATTTAAAACTTCAACGTTATCACCGAGCGTGTCACCGTTGTCCATACAGCCATAAACCAATGTTTCTTCAAATACAGTTTCAAGCGGTAAGCCACAACATTCTGAGAAGGATAAGTTAATACACATAATACTAGCCTCTGGGTCGTAAAGTTCATAACCTTCTTCTGTGCAACCAGGATTTTCATCTTCAACTTGGGTTTCAAATAAACAACAATCATCACAAGGTTGAGTTATAGTACCATTGTTTATTAATGCTTCGTTATAATTCATTGCTCCAGGCGTCATACAACCAACACACGTAAGATATTCACAGCTACCATCATTTACTGTTGCATACTGAAAATAGTTGCAAGCTGCTGGATCAGTACACCCATAAACCACGGTGCCAACGCCTATAGCACAACTACCATCATCTATAGTTGCTTCAGGATTATATTCAACAAAGCCAGGGTCCATACATCCAAGTACAACGTCTACACAACCAAAGAGCGTGCTAAATAATTGTCCTTCTGGGCAGCCAGTTTCATATAAACAACTAGCTTGGTATGTTGGAACAAAATTATCTATTAGGCCCATGGTAAAAGGATTAGCCCATTGACTACCATTGTAGTTGGGGCTATTTTCGTCTAAAACCTGCGACTGAGGACACGGAACCATTTGGCCATTAAAGTAACAGTACCCATCTGTGGTCGCTATTGGATTATAATTATACGCCGTTTCGTCCATACAACCATAGACGTACGGCACACAGTCAGTACATAGCGGTTGGCAGTTTTCAGTATCGTTAGTTTCTATAGCTAGCGGATCATAGTTGGGTGACATTAAGTCCATACAACCATACACCGTGCCAACGCAGCTACCATCATCAACTGTTGCTAAGGGATTATAGTTGGCGTCGTTTTCATCCATACAACCATATATTGCGACGGTAAATTCTTCACATATACCATTAACACAGACATAATCTGATGGGCAAGGTGGTATACAATCTTCACCTTCAGGTGGGTTAACCTCTAAATATTGTACCGCAGAAACTTGACCTATACCTTGCACTGTGAATTGATCTGTGTTTATATAGTCCTCGTTTATAGAAACTTCTTTTCCAGTTATTTCACTAAACCATTTGTTTTCTTTATTCTTAAATGCTACTATGTTAGCTTTTTCTAAATCTGTTTTAACATCAGAACAATACCACCCAGGCTGTCCAGTTATATTATAGTACTCGTTGTCTGTTACGGATACAATACTTGTTTCACTGCCAATAATTTGACCAGCTTCAGGGTTAACATACTGCTCAAGATAATCCGGAACTCCATCATTTTCATCAATATTATTTCCCCCAAACGGGAATGGCACTGATGGAACGTCAAGATAATCAGGGGCGTAAATTGGGTTACCCGTGTATGCCACTAAGCTTTCGCCTAAAAATGGAATAACTCTAGCCTGAGAACCTTCATACGATATAGCTTTAAAAGACTTTACAACACTGGGCATTTCGTTGAATAGCATTGTTACCATAGAGTTCACAGTACCCTTGTTATAAAAGTCGTTTCTGTCTACGGTAGAATCGTGGTGTTTCCAAACTTTATTTTCATAAGCGGTATAATACTCGCCACTTAATGACAACCCTGTGTCAGCCACAAAAGATTTAAAACTAACCCAACCTTTAGACGCTTCGTTAAAAGAAACAGTTATTCTATTGTTGTTTTTCATTTTTAAAGATAGATTGTATTCACCATTAACTATATCAAATGATCCTATTGCAGATAAAGTATTTGGAAGATTTTTTCTAAACCAATTTTTCATACCAACATTTGATACGGGCGTTAACCCATCTTTAGATAACCTTAAAACAGCTCCTCTTTGTTTATCAGTGAAATACATTCTGTACTGATCCCAAGCTAATGATTCTGGATTTTTAGATATACCATAATCACCAGCATAAGGAACTGGTGTTCCTAGAACTCTATTAGATGCTACTAGCTGAGGATTTCCATCAGCGTTAAACACCGCATCTTTGTTAGCTAGTAATCTTAAAACTTTATCTTCAGCAAACACAACCATGTCTGTGTCTCTTGTTTTAAATCTTTGTATAGAACCATATCTAGGATTTAGCTCTTTTGTTATTTTTTCTGCCATGTTAAACTCATTCAAATCATTAACTTGAGATGTTGAGTTATATATACCAGAATATATTATTCCACTTTTTATTCTTTCTTGCTGATAACCAGAAAACGTTGTAGAAACTTTAACGCCGTTGTCTATCTGTGGAGCATTAAAATCATCTCTTATTCTATCTGACTCAACACCATTACCAAATGAGTAACAGTTAAACCACGGTAGTTGAACTTCGTTATTCCAAACGTTTATTTCTATACCGTAAAAACCAGTGGGCCCAGCATTTACTGATGTTGCCCTAAAAGCTTTAGGTCCTGAGGTTACACCGTTGTCAGTATCTGACAATGATATATCATTAAATGCTCCCGATGGAGAGTCATCAATTGGCTCGTAGTAAGAAGTAACCTTGGATCTAGTTTTAGTTCCATTAGGGTGTGTAAACACTATAATGTCATTAGGGGCTATGTCATATTCCGAGAGAACCATATTTGCATCGTACCCACCGTCTTGGTCAAAGGGACCGTTGTGAATAGTGTAAGTTGGATTTATAGTGCTACCGGGGCCATGCGAAACTACAGTGATTATAGCCGCATTGTTATTGCTAGCCATATCTATGTTAGCCACTTTATGGCCGAACCTAGATCCTTGCATAGAGTATTCTTGTAAAACTCCATTTTGAACTCTTTGTATAGAAACCTTAGAATTAATAGGTGCAAAATTAAATGCATTATCTCTATTTAGCTTTACTGGTATAGAACCTGATGCTTCATAGTATAAGTCTAAATCGTAATCATCTTTTGGCTCTGTTTCCCAACAAGCACCTAAATCATTAATCGGCGAATCATCACCATATGATACTATTCTTGGCTTTAGAATTGTTATGTCAATACTATTCCTGCCGTCATGATATAAATGACCTCTTGGATCATAACCGTCAGAATCTAAATTAAATCCTATAGGATTATTAGCCTCGTCGTTCATGTCTACACCATTACTAGGATTAACCTTCCTAAATCTAATCAACATTGACTTTCTTTTACAACCATTTGTTTGGTCGAAGAAAAAACCATCGTAGTAACTGCCACCATCTCCCCAAGTCGAAGCATCAACTATATTACCAGCCTGATCTTCAGGGTGTTTATGTGGTAGCCCATCTCCGCACGCCTTACAATTTTCAATAAGTTTTGTCGGGTACCAAACGTTATAATCATTATTACCTATGTCTAATTTATAAGCCCTTGTGCTACCTTGAGAAAAGTTTCTAGGATCTTGATCTGGTTTTATAACTTGGTAAACCTTATATATATTAGGATCGTTACCTATTCTAAAATGAGCACCACCAGCATCATCTAAGAGGTCCATTAATACTTCCGCTGTGCTATTAGTTAAATCCCCAGTCGCGTCATGAAGTCTAGATATAACCATTTCATTAAATGTACCATTATCCTGCTCTCCACCTATAGATTTTGGTTTATAGAAATTACTACTTTCTGTTTGATATTGGGTGCCATCTTGATTGGTTGCCGCTCCCCAGTTAAAATGCCTAGCTTTAGCTCCGTCTATAAAAGCAAGGTTATTACCCTCTGTTTGCCCCTTGTCTATACCACCATAGGATTGCCAAAAAAGAGATGTCATCCAATTGTGACCCCAAGTACAAGAGCCAAACACTCCATAATTAGCGGCTTGATTAAACTCGGCGCTAGCATTCATATTTAGTATTCCTGAATTTTCAAAACTTTGATATACAGTTTCACCGTCATACCCAAACCCAAAATTAGAACTAATACCAACATTGGAATAAGGCACGTCAGTACTATATACACCACCAGTGTCTAGAGATCCTCCATCTTCGAACGACAAATAACTAAACAAGCCTTGCCCGTCACTTTTTATACTAGTACAGCAATTAGGCGAAGGCCATCCTCCTGGGTTTCCACCTGAAGGGGGTGTTCCACCAGGAATACCAGTTGACCAAGCCATTCCGTGCTCTGTAGTCATGCCAGCAGTACCACCATTATTGTTTATAGGGTTATATGTATCTGTATCGCTAAAATGATTTCCATCACCACAGTACTGAAGCACTCCTTCTTCAAAAAAGTTTTCTCCAGCTATTCCAGACCAAACACCTTGGCCACCAACCCAAGAGCTACCGTCATAACCGTAAGTTGTAATTGTTCTAAAAGCGTTGTGATACCAACGGTTTTCTGGTGATGCTGCCACTATGGAAGCCTGATCAAAAACAGCTGTGTCTCCCGCGCGTGGTCCATACGATGCTTCATTAGTTTCTGTACTGGAGATATAAGATAATTGATATGTTCCCATATTAGACCAATCGTAACCGGGTCCACCAACAACTAGAACGTTGGATCTTAAAACCTCATCGGCTTCTATTTTTACAAAAAATTTACCATCAAACTCTGGTCTATTTTTTACTATACCTTGTCTAAACTCAACTTCATAAATTAACTCAGCAATGTTTAGTGGGTTATCGTTAACATCAACTGGATATGGACTCGCGTCAGTAGAGTTGCTCCAAATATTAAAAAAGTCGCACTCAGCACCAAAAGCTGAAATGTAAGAAACCTCAACAAAGGTACCGTTATCAGTTTTTCTAACGTTAGTCAATCTTTTCCATGCTGTTTTTTGAGTATACAAATTGGTGTTAGGAGTTGTGTCACCATTCCATGATTTACCAACTATCCTCATTTCTACATTACCTTCTATTTCTTGCCCGTATATGTATTCGTCTGTTGAATTAAAAATTGCATCCCATTTTCCTATGTCAATTCTAAAAGAAGTTCCATTTATCCAGCCGCTAGGCGCAGCATTGTTAGCATTAGTTGCAGTTGGCCAAACATCTAAAACATAATCATTACCATTATCATCAACCGTATCTAAACCACCAACTCCAGCGCCTGTATCAGCATCTGTAACCTCACCAAGTACGCCTAATTCACTGTACTCTGTTTTTATAAAATCAGGCGCTTCATTTTCTATTGCTATAATTTTATATCTAGCTTTTTGTAAAACAGGTTCGTGAGAGCCAAACTTATTTTTAAGTATTAAATAAGTTTCCTCATCAACTTTATTTCTGTCAGCAGAGTTAAAAGAAAGCCAAACAGTATTATCTCCAGAGTCATACCATCTGTCCATAACTAAGTTATAATATTCGTTGGATGTTTCTTTTACATAATATCTAACATAATCTATCCAGTTGTCAGGAGTACTATTTTCCTCCCAATTTTGTTGAACAAGAAAACTATTAGAGTTAGCACATAAAGTTTTGTCTACATTTAAACCATCAACTATTGAGTCAATAGTATTTTCCGCGTCGTCAGAGTCTAATATGTATCCAGGTGAAATAACGGGTGTTTCTCTACCATATTTATCTCCAAATACCATACCAATTTTATAATCCCTAATTGATTTTAGTGATTTATGTGGTGGCTGTGTTGCTTCATTAGCTTCTATATTATCACTATTAACGCTTTGTATTAGATTTAATTTACTAGATAAATTATATCCTTGAACATAGTTACCAAACACTAATCTGTTGCCCACTACTTCTTGAGCGTTAGCATACCTTGGAACGTTGTCCCAAGCTCTTGTTACTTGATTTTCTGGTAATACACGATGTATCATTTCTGATGTAATGGATAGTTGACCTGTTTTAATATCTATGTCATCTACTCCACTAGGTGTAAAATTATTCCATTGCGGTGTGTCTATGTCAACTGTTTCAGCGATATACACACTAGAAGAATCTGTTGTTTTATATAATATATCGACGCTAACAACATCTAATGGTATATTATAAGGAATAAAATCTTTTATAACAAGTTGCCTCACGGTGTTGACCATACCTAGATTGTAGGCTTTACTAATTTTATAATCAAACTCGTCTGGTAAAAAAGCTAGTTCAGACCATGGCGAAAAAGAAGAATACTCACCATCATTGTATTTGTATCTATATCCAAATCTAACTAATTTTAATTCAAATAAAGGCTTTCTAGCTTCTAGACTAACATTCCAATCGTTTTGAACGTTTGGATCTTCTATAACAGTAACCATTTCAACTAATATAATCCCAGTTGAAGTTAACACCTGCTCTCCTGTAGCACTTACGTAAGCTATAAACTTAGCTTTATAATTAATATTACCTAGAGAATTTTGAGACGTGAAAACCAAAATGTCATTTGGTCTGTAGTTTGTATCAGATGTATCTAAGTTAATCTCTCTAATATCACCGACACTAATAGTATTCATATCAGAGTCAGCTTGGCCGTTTGTGAAAGAGTATGTGCAAGTTGTATCTGTAATACCAGGCCTATCAACGTGGCTCATTTCTAATGTTGGTGGAAGCTTAGGTGATCTTCTTAGTACAGTTAAGTGTTCTTCTTTTAAATAAGAATTAATACCTGATCCATTCTGTAATCCCCCATTATCTAAGTTGCTATAAAGTGTGTTAGCATCTACGTAACCAGAACCATTAGTGTTATTTAAATAAAGCTTTGTGTGTATTGTACCGTCGTTTATAACTCCACCTATATTTGTACCGGCTATAGATCTACTCACATGCACTTTCTTAGGTTCAGTTCGACCATCTGTCCACATTAATAAATCATCTATAATATTTATACCAGTAATAACATCTGAAAACGCAGATGCGCTAGGAAAGTTTAAAACTTTTTCAGCTTCAAATACTACGTAAGCAGCTGTGTTTGGCGTTAGCGTGATAAAAAAAGATTCATCGAATAATATAGTTGTGCCATTTACAGCTTTTATAATAGCATTACCAACGGTAACATCACCTGCGTTGTTTATAATCTTCATCACCATCTCAGGCCTAAGCTTACTTGCTAGTTCGTCTGAAACAACAATCTCTGACCAACCTGTGTTTTGATAAGGTGTATTTCCACCTTGAGATATACCAGGTATATGGCTCGAGACCCTAGCGTGAACAGCCCAAACATCAACGACCACGGGAGTAGTTACCTGCGATGAGGTTGTTACACTTTGTTGTATTATTGTATCCGCGTAGCACCTAATGTTTTCATCATAATTCCATAGAGAAAATTCAAGCTTTGGATCATGTGTACCAAAGAAAAAATAGGCAGCATCATTTTTTTCATCAGAAACACTACCAACACATCTAGGCATAAAAGATGAGCCCTCATTAAGCAATGCACCACCTGTTGCGTAGGTATCATCAGTCACCATGTTCATCCAGTATTGTAAATTTACACTACCAACCTCCTTATTACCAAGTATATTTTGGACCGTGCCAGCATCACCACTACCCTCGCTATCACCGTCGGTTGTTCTGACCTGTATGTTTAAAGCATGTTTATATTCACCATTTTTGACAAGTCTCTCATCGAGATCTTTGTTCATCTTGCCACCAGTGAAAGTATTTTTAATTTCTGGCATAATATTATTTTATTGGCTTACTCATTCCTTTTAGTATTTGAGTAAATTCTTCTATTTTAATATTCGATAATCTTATTTTTGCTTTTCTTGTTTCAGCAAATTTTTCTTTTTTAAATCTTTGTATTATAAATGGTGGTATATTAGATTTTACTGATAGTATTCCATATGCTATCCATTTGTAAATAGCTTCTTCAGCAAATTTATGCACAACCATTTCCTCATCGGTCCCAAGTCCATCACTTACATATTTAAAAACAACCAACTGTCCTGTTAAAGAGGATGGAAAGTGCAATGTTCCATTATTGTTGTCTATTACAAAAGACCCATTAGCTTGAGCGAATTGAGGATCTAGCCCATATCTTCTACCCTCATTGTCTATTTCTAAATCAACCGCATCGTTACTGTAAGCGTCTGAAGTGTCAGCGTGGTTTTGAAAATTTTGTAAAGTTTGAGAGTTTATTAATGGTGGATCACCAATTGTGTTATATGTTAATTCTGAATCTGTTATCGTAAAACCTCCATTTTCGTCTTGATGTAGTGATATTGGGTTACCTGATTTATTAGCTGGATATAAAATTCTCTCCATTCCATTATTATCAGATCTAGAAATCTTAATGTAATTTACATAATCTTGAGGTAGTGGTACCACTAAGTTGTTAGGAACTGTAAACTCCCAAGATTTTACAGATTTGAAAACATCGTAAGTCAACTCTTGCACGGCTCGCATGGCATGAAATTGAACGTCTGTTCTACGAACTTTAGATATTATTTTATCTTCACCTACATAAGCAACCATAAAAGTATTTATAATGGTATTTAAATTGGTAAATTGATAATTACCTAAATTACCACTTGCAAGGTAGCCAAAGTAAGTTTGATTGTCTAGTAATCCCATAATTAACTATTTTGTTCTTGTTTCGTTTGTTGATTTAATGCTAACGTAGTTTGTGGAAGTTGAGGTTTTTCTAAAGCTATACCAGCTAGCGATAATATTTTGTTAACTATATTCTCTTCTTCCATTGGGTGTAGTTCAAAATCTCTACTTGTATTAAAGTTGTACAGTGGTTTTTGATTAACTACAACGTAGCCCCAGTTAGGTTCTTTAGGTCTACGGTAGTATTCCATTTTTATCTGAACTGATGCATATTGACTTGCAGAAGCACTAGGATAAACTCTTATGTTTATAACAGAAGAAGATGCTGTAGTAATAGCACTATTAGGCGAATCGGTTTCTTCCACGAAATAAACTGGATTATCGTGAGTTGGTAGCATTAGAGGCACTCTAAGCATATGACTAAGAGTGGGTCTATCGACTTCAACTATCTCAGTTCCTTTTTCCATTCCGTCACCATCATCTCCCGCATAAATTATAGAACCTATTTTATAAAGATCAGCTGATGCTGATTGAAAAAATCTATACTTTGTGTACGGTATAGAAAAATCAGAAGTTGCTTCAGATCCATTACCGTTTGAGTTTCCAGTTGTTACTTTTCTTAAGTAGTTTAATTTTTCTTTTAAAATTTCAATATCATCAAATGATTCAGAAAGATTTTTTGGCTTTAAATGTGCTGTCCTTATTTTAAAAAAATAATCATTCATTATTTCCATTTGAGCTTTGCTAGCAAATAAGTTAAACTCTTGAGGTGTTATATAACCTCTCTGCTCTTTGTTTGCTAAAGCTAAAACCTTTTGATATACATTGTCTACATTTACCATAGTTATTATTTTTTATATGGAAACATTTTATTTAATGCTTCTTTTCTTTTATTGCAACCACAATCTTTTTTACCTGCAGCCCTAGCTGTCATTTGGGCAAATGATTTTATACCAGTAAACGTTGTGAATTTTTCTATCGTATCTCCGAGTCCTTTTGATTTCATAAATTAATATTTTATAATATTATAGTTACATAATAAAGCGAAAGGTTAGCATCTAAATAAAAATAGCCACCCGTTAAGGTGGCTATAGTTTTATTAGTTTGAACTAACTAGTTTATTCTTTTTTCTATATTAGAATAAATTTCCATACCTTCATCGGTTTTAAACCAATGTGCTAATGCTGTGTATGGGTGTTCATCAAACGGAACGGTCATAAGCTTTCTATCTGTAGAAGCCCATATAAAATACCGTTGATCACTTGACAGTTTTATAACTCCTAACTCAGTAGCCTTAATACCAAAGTTTCTAAGCTGAACGTTTTCGTCATTAACTAACTCTAAGAACAGACGAGGATTTTTCTTAGCATATAATAGTAAATCTCGTTTAAGCTCCTTAGAACTCATGTTAGATACCTCAGATCCTTTCTCTACTCTCATTATAGCTTCGGCCATATCTATGTCTACGGATTGTGCTGCATTTAAAGCCTCTATCTCCATTTCCAATACGTCTATTTGCGATTCAGCTATCTCAGTAGGTTTATATTCTATATACAAAGAGTTCCTATGAGGGTGATAAAGTGATAGTAGTTTTTGTAGTACTGTTTTTTCTTTAGGTACATACAAACTACCACTTCTAAACGTTATATGTTCTAATCTTTGGTCACCTTTCATCTCATCGACAAACGATGTTCTTTGGTTAGAGCAATATTTTAATTCTCTTTCATAACCTTTTTCTTCGTCGAACCAATGTATATTAGCACTTTTAACGCTATAACTCAAAGGGGTTTTACCTCCTGTTAAAAAATACTGTCTGTCTTTTATTTCCCAAGTGTTAGTTGGTTTAGCTTTTACCTTAGGAGCTTCAACCTTAGGTTGTTCAACAACAACCGTTTCTTCAATTACAGGTTCTTCAACCTTAATTGTTTCTTTTTTCTTTGCCATAATATAATATATAATATAATTAATAAAAATATAAGGGCGATACTAGACCGCCCTTATAAATAAATAGTCTTACTTCAATAACATAAAGTTATTTGCTCCTTGTACAACTAAACATCTCTCAGATAAGAAATGCATCTCCATTGCATCAAGATCGGAAGTAACGGCTCCAACAGAACCAGTAGTCCAAGTTTTCATTTTTCTACTTTCTGTTTGAGAAGCTCTGTATCTTACGTGTAAGAATGGTCGCTTTAGGTTTTTACCTAATGACTCATCATAAACTGAAGTTACACCAGCTGGTACCATAACACCTCTAATAGCGTTAACAGTATCGTTTAATGCACCACGAGTTCCTTTGTCATTTAAGTATTTCCAGTCAGATTTGTAGAAGTCATAAGAACCTCGTCTAAATCCTGAGAAACCTAAGTTAAGTGCCATATCTTCTGAGTTGTCGAATACTCCATAAGAAGTACCACCAGCTCCGTAAGAATTCATTGAAGCTAACATATCATCCATTGCTAAGCTTGTAGCTCTATCAATAAACATCATATTTTCTTCAATAGCACCGTTTTCGTCAAACTTAGCTAACATAGCATCAAACTCTGCTAAATCAGTAGCAGCGTTAATACCAGATACACCAGTTGATACGTGACCTCTAGTCTCAATAGCTGAAAATAAACCTTCAGTACCAGGACTAGTAGCTGGATGAGTACCACCCGCAGCATAAATAGGATTGTCATGTATTGCAGAAAGCGTGTCAGCTTTTTCAGATTCAACCATTGACATCTCTAAGTAGTCGCCAAATCTTGATCTAGTTTCACCTTCTGCTTTTAGATACCAGTAGTAACCATTTTGCCCGTCTTCACCAGTTATCTCAACCCAACCAATTTGAGCGGCATCAGATCCTGAAATCTCATACTTGTCTTTTAAAATGATTGGTTTGTTAGATAGTGATTTGAATCTAGGCTTGTTAGCGCCAGCTTTACCAAGTGTTCCTTTTACAGCTTCAGAACCGTAAACTAATACTCTTAGCTTTTCAGGGTCTGTACCAGGAGTACCTAATGAAGCAGCGTCTAATGCAGCTCCTGAATAAGGTAAAACTGTAATTTGGTTAGCACCAGCAGCAACTGTGTTTACGTAACCTCTTACTGTTTTAGTAGCAGAAGATACTAATACTGTATCACCTACTCTAATACCGTGAGCGTCTTGAGCTGCAAGAGCATTGCCATCGATGTCCTTTTCTATTTGAATAATACCTGAAGATACCCACTTAGCTATGTAAGCTAAATGTAATCTACCTTGTTCAGACCAAATAACTTGATCTGCACTCATTCCTTCTTCAGCACCGACTTGAGCTAAAAAACCTGAGATAGTACGTTTTCCGTAAACCTCAGCTTCTTGAGCCATTAAGTCAGGCAGGTATTGCTGAGACCAGTCGTTACCGGCTCCGCTTGTGAAGTCTATGTAGTTTTGTACGAGAGTTTGCTTCTGTGGAGCAGCTGCCATACCGGGAGTAGAACCCCCAAAACTTGTAATTGCCATAATTAATATATTTTAAAGTTAATTTTTCTTTCGAATTTTAAATGATCTATTAGCGAGACCATCAGCGTTATTACCTAAAATTTTATAAGTAACACCACCTGCTTTAGTTTCGCCGTGAGTCTTACGAGGCTCAGTATTTATATTCTTGTCTCTAGCCACACGATTTTTTATAGCATCAGCTTTTCCTTGTTCATAGAAATGACTAGCAATTCTATCAGCATTCATAGCTGTGTATAAAGATTTGTGATAACCCGCCGCGTCTTCAATACTAGTTTTGTCTTCACCAACAAACTTGTTGATAAAATTATTAATATCACTTTGCGCCGTTTTTACACCTTCAACGTCTTTAACATTAAACCTGTATTTTTTATCTCCAACATTGTATTCAAAACCTTTGAATTTTTCATTGAAAAGATTATTGGTTTTTTGAGTAAAACGATTCTTTGTTTCTTCAGACAATTTTTCCTGTTCCTCAGACTGCTTATTATATCTACTAAAGAAGTCAATAGCTTGTTGTTGTTCTTGAGTCAACTTTGACCCAGCTTTAATTTCTTCGTAGTATTTGGACTTTTGCCCGTCCAGGTGGGCTTTAGCCTCGGCAACTTGCTCCTTGAGGGCTATTTTTTTCATTCGTACCGCTCTTTCGTCGTCAACATCTTCGTTTATTCCAAATGAGTCTTCTAGTAAGTACGATCTTTCTTCTGGAGACAAATGAGATTTTGTTTCTCTATAATACTCATCTAGTATTTCGGAGTCGTCCATTTTCTCTACATCTCTATTTAAGTTAACGTAATCTTTTAAATCACCGCCTGTCTCATCCATAAAATTTACAAGCTTTTGTATATTTTCTGGTAATGGTTTTCCAGTCTCTATAGATTCAACTATAGCTTCTTCTATTTTTTCTTCTACAGTTTCTTGTTCTTTTAAATCTTCTACTGTTATTTCCTCAATGACCGGAGTGTCTTCTTGAGTAGCATTATCTACTTTTGTTTCTTCAGTATTATTTTCTGCTACCACGTCACCTTGATCTACCTCTTGGTTAGGTGGAGGTTTACTTAAATCTACTTTTAAAACGCTATCATCTCCATCGCTTTCGAATTTAGATTTAAATTGTCCTTTTTCGTCTCGCGGTTGGTCCGCTTTATTTTCTACAACCTCTTCAATTGGTTGTTCTGTTGTTTCTTCAACAACTTCTTTGTTTTCTTCTGTCATAATAAAATTTTATAAAATATTAAATATTAAGAGAACCACTCATGTTAGCACCTCCTGTAACTATATCATTACCTGAAGATTCGAATTTTTTAGTGGGTTCACCCTGTTTTCTTTGTTGTATCATTTGTTTTTGGTGACCAGCTTGCCTATCAACTCTCTGGTCTTTTCTGTTTTCACTCATCGCGTTGTCCTGAGATTTAACCGACATTTCCATTTCTTTCATTCTAGAGTTTAACTCAAACTCAAACTGCATTAGTTCTTTTTTAGCTACAATTTCATCTTGCAAGTATTGAGTTTTTAATTGACTTCTTGTTTGTTCTAATTGAATTTCAGACTGTGTTTTTGCTTGATTTTTTTGAACCTCCATTTGAGCCGAGGCTTGTTGCTGCTGAGTATTAGCTTGAGCTTGAGCTTGGATGTTTTGCTGCTGCATAGCCTGATCTCTTTCCATTTTCTTTTTTCTTTTAACCTTAAGCAACTGGTTGGCTAGTTTTACGTTTCTAACATTTCTTAAGTCTATAACATCATCTAGGTCTAACGTTTGTTGTTGTAGAGCCATCTGTATGTTATTTTCTAACAATTGTTTTTCTTCATCATCTGGCATTAGTTCTATAAATATACCAAAATCATATAAGTGTAAGTTTTTTATCTCTTCTAGCACTGCCACGTTGTGAGCACCTATAGCATTAACAAAAGCGTCTCTTGTTGGAGAGTATTCTACAATATCTGATATACGTAAAGATAAACACTCCGCTCCTCTAGCTGTTAAGTATAGCATTGATTGAAGCACATGTCTTGTCGCCGTGTTAGAATTAGCCGCTGCTAGCTTTTGAATACCAACTAAAGCGTTTTTATCTGGAGTACTAGCATCTCTAGCTTCGTTAAGCCCAGTTGTATCTCTTATCATCTGCATATAATAGTTATACGTGGTGATAAGACTTTGTATTTTGTTTCCTCCAGAGCCATTTTGTATTTGTTGAATTGGAATTTTCCCAGGATTCATGTCTCCTTCAGATGTGAAGCTTCTACCAATAACAGAACCAGTTTGGAAAAACATGTTTAAAGCTTCTTGCGGACTGTAGTTTGTTCCGTTGCCAAGATCTATTTCAGCTAAACCATCAGCATCTAAATAAACACCATCTGGTACCATACGTGCCATTACTTGTTGCAACTTTAAATGAGTTAATTGAATCATATCAGCAAAGCCTGTTATTCTACCGACTAGTGATTCTATTCTACCTTCGTAGATTCTAGGCGCAACAATTTGGTAGTTCATTTTAACTGTACCAAAATCAGAGTCTGATCTCATCATGTTGTCAGCCATTCCCCATTTTAAAAGTTTATTACAACCTGGAAGATAAACGCCCTCATATAAACACTCAACAACTCTTTCTAATTTGCTAAAATCTCCTTCCATGTTCTCTATTGGTGGATTAAACGTATCATCTTTTTCAATAACCTTCTCACCTCCAGTAGCTAACTTTTTTAGTTTATAAACATCATTCATGTGAGTTTTATAATTAAAATACAAAACTTGAACTTTGTTTTTATCACTAGTTACTTTTCTAGAATTATATCCATCAAATGGAGTTCCAGATTTTTTAACTATTTCTTCTATTTCAGATTCTGTTAAGTGTTCAAACTCAGCAGCTAATTCGTTTATAGGTATTTCTTTAATCTCTCCAACATAATATATATCATCAAAGTATGGCGATTCAGTATGTGAATAAACCAAATTAGCTGGATCTACATATTCTAATTTTGCACCATCATGCCAGTCAAATGTGGTTTTTGTAGATGCTATACCTATTGTTGTTAAATCATACAGACATCTTCTTCTTACTAAATCGTAGTCGCTGTTTTGCATTAACACGTTTATAGCTTGTTCTTCTGCTATTTCTACAGATTGCTTGTAGTTGAGCTGCATGTGCAATTTTAATTCCTCTTCTGAGTCAGGTAGCGTTTCTTTATCATTTTCATATAAATCAATATCAAAACTAGATTTAGCAGCATCGTTAAACTCTCTTGTCCTCATATCTCTAAGCACGGATTCCATATACTCAGTTCTCTTGCTTACACCAGCTGGGTCTTGTGAAAAAGCGTTTATTTCGTAACTTCTTTGTGACATGCCATTAACAACGATATCAACAAACTTTGGCACTATTGGAACAGGTTTCCAATCTAAGTTTAAATAAGATAGATCACCATTTATTGATAATTCATTTTTGTATTTTTGTATAGGCTGTTCTCCCCTGGCATATAATCTAAGTTTGTGAAAGCTATTAAGATTGTTATTAAATCTACTTGTAGTATCCGTAAACCATTCTTGCTTTATTGCTTTAGCAACTTTTAAACCATACTCGTCACTTAGCTTTTCTAAATCACTAACTGCTTGAGAGGGAAAATTAACGTGAGAGTCTCTCATATTTTATTTTTTATTATTGTTGATTCAAATCCTTTGTTATTGTATTTATTTATTGTGAGGTTAACTGGTGTTTTTTGTATTTCTGGGTTTGGTCTATACAAGTGTCTGTTACAGGCCATTACTGCTAAGCCAGAACTTATTGAAGCATCATGCTTTGTTCTTTTGTTTATATCAAACTTTGACCAATCGTTTAACGTCTCGTTAAAATACATTGCGCCATAAGTGCCATCTCGAAGTAAGCCAACGTGGTCATTGATATACATTTCAATTGCGGCAGCGTGAGATTGTTTTATATCTTCGCTTGAGTTTGGTATTCCACCTACTTCTTTTTCTGCAACTGATAGTTTATTCCAAATTTTATCTGGCCTGTTCATACTAAACGCTCTGTATCCTCTTCTTCTTAAATAGTATAATAGTCTTGGTTTATTATTCTCTGCTAATAGTGGCATGCCGTAAAAAACTAGTGCCATTAAAACATCTTCAAAAAATATGTCCGCAGTTTGAGGCCTAGCTATGTATTCTAAAAAGAAAGTATTAGCTGGAGCATCTTCCATAGAGAATTTAGTTAAACCATGTAAAGCTCCTTTTGATCCAGTACCATCAACTGTTCCTGATATATCGTACGAGTCACATCCAAATGCTCCCATGTGTTCGTTTCCTGGATATTTTACGCCATTTTTTAATATAACGTTATTTTGTAATTTTAAACCAGGAACCCAGCTTACGCTAAATCTACCGTTTGGGTCTGGGTTAAACGCTACTTGAGTATCCTTAACTCCATTTGTCCATTGAAAGTTACCTATTGTTAATACAGATGAGTTTCTATTTCCCTCGTTGTAATCTATTTGCTCATATATTTTTACTAGGTTAAATAAGCTATTACCGGTCTCATCTCTAAAAGCGTGTTCTTCTGTTCTAGGAAACTGGCGGTAAAATTCATTTAAAGCGTCTTGGTCATCTTTTAAGCCATCCGCTTCATTATTCCAATGATCTATAACTCCGTAATCTATCTCTACTCCTTGTGGATCAAATGCTTCTTGTTTAGGAGTATTAAACACGGGTTGTCCATATTCGTCAATAAATCCTTCGTAGTTCCACTCCATAGGGATAAACAAAGAATATAATCCTGACTTAGTCTGTCCATTGCGGTTTCTTTTTTTAACATCTGAGTTGTTATATAAGTTTTTAAAATTATCACCTCCTTTGTCTAACGCATTGGAAGTAGATCCCATCATGCACTTACCTATAATTCTACTACCTAGCCTTAAACAAGTTTTCGTAACTCTCCAATTATTTTTTATATTATCAGGTCTCTCCCACTTGCCAGACTCATCATGTACTAATAGAGAAAGCTTTTCACCATCATAACTATTATCACCTGTATTTTTCCAATCTATAGTAGTATCCAGTCCTTCCATATCATCTTGCTCCTCACGTTCTCTCATCTTCTTACGTGTAAACTTTTT